GGCCCATCAGTGTGAGTCCGGATGCGATGGTCATACGGTCGTCACAATGGTGTAGTCACCCTTGCCATACAAGGCCCGCAGCGACTCGATGGTGGGCTGCGGGAGCACCATCCCAGACCCTGCGCCGGCATCCGCCCATGCGATCTTGAAATCATCGATCGCCGCCGACGAGAGACCACCAGCGGTGAGGCCGATGTTGCTCTCGAGGGTCAGGAGAGTGGTGGATACGAGAACGCAGGTCAGGTCAACAAGATCCTGCGGCGGGTCCGTGTAACCCCACGTGTAGGTGATATCGACGGGCTGGTCAACGTTCGGAACCCGAGGGTCGAACGTGTCGTTCGGGAGGGTGGTGTTCCAGATCGTCAGATAGCCGGGCCGGTACGTGTACTTCACATCCACCATGGCGCGTTGCACCGTTGTGACCTCAACAACCGGCCACTGCGGCAAATCGACCCGTCCCTCGGTCGGGTAATCGGTGTACGTCGATGTGGTTTGAGGCCACACGAGCTGCCCGATCACCCGCCGAAGGTAGGTGGATGCGCTCCCCAACAGCGTCGTGATCCAATCGGTCTCGGCACCGTCCGCGAACGTACGGTTGAGCCTTGCCTCAAGATCCTCGACGGTAGCGAACGCATCCACCATGACTTACCCCTTTACGGGAGTTGGAACGCTTCGATGAACCCGGTCGTCGACGCTGCGACGGTCACATGGATGGTGTTGTCTGCCTGCACGAAACGTGCCGACTCCAACACCACCCAAGTCACATACGGGGTCACCGAACCGATCGTCAAAGTCAGATCCAGGTTCCCCTGACCTGCCGACTGGGCTGGCGGGTTGTGACCTGCAACGACGGTGAACACCTTCGAGCCGGCGAACGTGTTCGTCAGCCGGAGAGCGACCTTCGTCATCGAACCCGTGGGCGTGATGACGTGTGTGTTCCCGGCAACGATCGCGGTACCTGCCGGGTCGGCGGTGGCCGCGTTCGTTGCAAGAGTGGTCACATGAACTGTGGTGTTAGCCATGATCGTCTCCTAGGTGATCGACGCGGTCAGGGTGGCGATGCCGGTCGGACGGGCCAGCTTCGCACCGAACAGGTTCAGACCCTTCAGGGCATCCGAGAACGAGTCCTGCGGGCGGTACGCCTCAACCTTGTTGATCTGCTGCGCGAACGTGATCGCACCCGTGTACCCGGCGGAGACGAGGTAGTCGTCACCGGTCACGTTGATGACGTTGTTCGACTCGAACATGTCGAACCCGAACGCACGTCCGATCAGACCGTTGTCGAGCGCCTCGGTCGTGCCGGAGTTCGCCAGCGAGTTGAACACCGACGTGCGCAGCAGCAGACCGTGGTACCACGGAGGGATGATGCAGTAGCGACCCTGCTTGGGCACGTTTGCGTTGTCGAGAACGACCTTCAACTGGACGAGATACTGCACAGCCAGATCCGAGGACGTGATCGCCGTGGTGCCGATCTTGTTCGCCGAGTCTGCACCCGTGTACAGGCCAGCAACGTACTGGTCGGCCACGTCGGCGAGACCGTAAGCGGCACGGTTCGCCGCTTCGGACATCAGCGCACCACCGTTCGCCGACTGGGCCTTCGAGATGTCACCGAGTTGGAAAGCGAAGTAGTTCGCCTGGTCGATGTTCAGCGTCCGTTCCGCGTCGGTGAGGTCTTCCGGCGTGATCGTCGTCGAACCTTCCGTGTACGCGGCGATCGTCGGATCGGAAATGCTGATGATCCGAACGGAGTCGCCCTTCTGCTGAATGTCGCCCTCGTAGTTGCGGTTCACCGCCTGCGGCCCCGCAAACACCAGATCCTTGCGAAGTGCGATCTGAAGTTGCGACGCCCAGATGGTTACCTGGGATTCGGTAATAGCCATTATCGGCTACCTGCTTTCGGTTAGTTTTTGATGCCGAGGATGTCGTCAAGGCGACCCTCAGCGCGGGCTTTCACAATCCCGGCATCATCACCAGCCGCTTTCATGCGGGCCAGTTCCGTTTCGCTAATCTGGGTGGGTCGGGACGCTTTGTCCTTCGCACCCTGATCAGCGGTCCCCGAAAACTTGCTGCCATCGGCGGCGAGCTCGGGGTAGTCGGTGATGAGTTTCGTGATCGCTTCGTTCAGTGCGTCAGAATCGACTTCGCCGTCCACGTTGACCTCAATCGCTGAGGTATCAACGAGCTTCAGAGCGAGCGCAGGGTTCTTGACCTTGCCTGTGGCTGCAGCTTTCAACTCGGCGCGCACCAGAGCCGCGTTCGCGGTTTTGGTGGCTTCCTCGCGGCCCTCACGGCGCGCGTTCTCGAGTGCTACTTCCTCGGCAGGCTTCTCTTTGTCCGCGAGCGTCTGGCGGAGCTCCACAAGCGCCGCCTCAGCCGTCTTACGGGCCCTGTCGGACTCCTTGCGGGCGGCACGCTCCTTGTCGAGCGCGGTCTTCGCCCCAGCATCCGGGTCAACCACTTCGACTTTCGCGTCGGGTGGGAGAGCAACGGTGGTGCTGGTTGTCGTTCCTGTTGCAGCCGTTCCTTCGTCCGGCTTCACGTCGGCAGTCGTTGCGGTGTCAGTCATGTTGAGGAATCACTCCTTGATGGGATGGGTGCCGAATCACTCGGCGTATCCCGCCAAGAAGCGGGAAACCTAGAGGGCGCGCGCGTTAGATCGCGGGGCCGGGGATGGAAGTAGATGCGGACTCTGCCGCATTGAGAAGACCAAGCGCCGCGAGTTCAGCGTCTTCGGCCTTCTTCATTTCCATGATGCGTTTGATGTTCGTCGGCGACTCGCCCGCGTATTCGAGTAGGTACTCGAACGGGTAGCCGACCGCTTTCAGTTTTCCTTGCGCGTCAGCCATCTGAGACTCGGAGCGGATCTCGGGGTTTTCCCACTTCACAACCGCGAGCTGTGCTTGCGCGGCAAGTTCCTTGTTCGAGCCCACCAGGGCGACGAGTCGTGCGACTTCCCGCATGGCGGGGTTAGTGAAAGTCTGGAACTCCCGTGACTTCTTATTCAGCCCGATCTCCGACGCCGCGAGCCCGTCAGCGGACAGGTTCGAGATGCCGCCGTTGGTGACGAGGTACGTGGGGGGTGTGCGTGTCTGGGCGGCGATATGACCGACCGAAATCTCAATCACCTGAGTGAAGACGTCGAGACGCGCAGCCTCCCACGAGTCGATCTTCGCGTTCTCACCAGTGACGGCCATGAACCGGTTCTTCGCGAGGTCTTTCATCTCAACTACCCGTGAGCCGGTGACTTTCCCGTCCTTGTCGAGAATCGGAATCTTCGGCGGCTCACCAAACAGAACACGTGCAGGCATGGAGGCGTAGTCCGCGGAGAGGAACAGGTACGCCCACAGCAGGTTGATGGCATCCTGCATGGGCATGACACCCTCGATCTCCGAGATCGGGTCGCCCCTGAGTGTGGGACGGTTGCCCATCTCCACCACGGGAACCACGCCGAGGAGGTTCGGTGTCGGCCATGTGTCATCACCGTGGTCGACGCGCGGAATCCACCCACCTGTCGCGGACTGACGTTGCTTTTCCTGCTCAGCCTGCGACTGGTACTCGTTCACCACCAATTGGCGGGGCCGTTGGTACTTCCACACGTCGTCCGGCGTATACAGGGTCGCGTATTCGGTCGTCTCGTCGAGCCAGGTCTTCAGCGCAGCCTTCCGCTTGAGCCCGTTTTCCCAGTTGTATTCGATCTCCACATTCGACGGGTGCTCGAACGAGACCTGCGGGTTCCCGTCACGGTCGCCCCACACGATTATGAACGTTCGCTTCGCGGAGAGAGTCGTGACGATGCCCTGGGAAAACTGGGCGTCGAACTCGTTCCGCTGCAACGAGTCCCAAATCGTCGTGTCGTCACCAATGTTCGTGAACCCAATGACCTTCAACCGTTCAGCCTCAGCATCAACGACGGGGCGGCACCAGTTGTCCGAGAAACCCGCATACCGGGCCGCGTTCGCAGCCCTCCACTCATCCGTGGCGAACGACAACGGCTGCTCACCGTTGTAGTACCGTTCCGCCTTCTCAATCTCAGGACGCCTATACGCAAGCCGGAGATAGATCCGGTTCGTCAGGAGGCGGGCGGCATCGTCGTCCATGAAACCCCCCTACAGGTAGACAAAGTTTTCATTGGGTGAGAAATCCCCCGCTGCGATCGCATCACAGGTGGCCTCATGGGCGAGAGCGGACGACATCACGTCGTCGATTTTTTGGTGATCGGCGGGCTTGCCGAGAATGTATTTCTGACCCGGACGGGACCGGATGATCGCGTTACGGAATGCGATCGCCGTCTCGTCATCACCGTCGTGAGCGAACGCAGAGTCAGGATTGGTGATGTCGGTCAGGAACCGTTCGAGCGCAGGGTGCATACGCCTGATCGAGTTCGTCGGCCACTTGATGAACACCTTCTCGCCATACGCGAGCGCCCACGCATCAATCTCTGTCTCCCAGAACTGCGGGTCACAATAGGCGCGGACGATGCGGTACTCGTTCGCGAGTTGATCCATCGCGGCCGCAACTTCGGTGCGGGGGATGCGCATGTTGTTCGTCGGGTCAGGCTTCCACCTGGTCGGCACCCGCTCCGTCCCGCGCTGGTAGGTGGGGGTGAACTGGTACATGTCCATCGTCTCGAGCCGGATCGTGGTCCAGTCGTTGTTATCCGACCCGTCGAAACCGAGACACACGGCAGTCCGAGGTTCAACCACGATCGGAGCCTTCTTAGCTGACCATTGCGGCTCGGTCACCCAATGACCAGACCCCGCGACGATCCGGTTGCCGTAGAACCGTTCCGCCTCAGCCGCGTTCTTCTCCATCAACGCAGCAGCATCCGACTCAATCGCCCGCACATCCACCCACGGGGAACTTGAGTAGTTCCAGCGGAAGATGACCTCCCGATCGGCTTTCAGGTCGAACCGGAGCGCGGGCGGCGGGGGGAAGTAGTGCTTGTAAATGTCAGTCGCGGTCGCCTCGAACGTGTCCTGCGCTTGCGAGTTCTCGGCAGGATCGTACGGGTTCGTCGACTGGGAGACCCGACCACCCATCAACGTCGCACCACGCGCCAGGGTTCGCATGAATTTCTTCATGTTGTTGTGGTCGTTCCACAGACCTGTCTCGTCGCAGAAACCACGAACGATGCGCGCACCAAGTTTCGAGTCCGCTTTCGACGTCACGATCTCGATCCGTGAGTCGCGGTTCCCGTTCGGGTGGCGGATGAACTCTTCACCAGTGCGAGGGATGATCGCCGCCAACGGCCCGAGTTCGATCATCGGCACCAGGGCACCCCAGGTGTTCTCCACCTGATCCTCAACCACCGCAGCGAGCTGAATCCGCGGTGTCGCCCACGGTCGACCCTTCGGCTCCCCGGCTTCGTAGAAGTACACGCCACCGCACGGGCAGCCATGCTCATCACACGAGTAGAAGTCACCCTCGACCGCGAAGCCGTCGAACAGTGGAGCACCGACGAACTCGAAACACGTCTCCGCGGCCACACCCGGCGACTTGCCGACCTTCTGCGCGGCCATCCACTGACCAGTCCGATACCGAAACGCCGTGTTCTTGTCGCCCGGCTTCGCGGAGGCTTTGACCTCGTACCAGTTCGCCAACCACACCCGATGATCCAGCGTCGGCACGAACGCATCACCAGCCTGATCGCCCTCCGGGATCACGCAATGGCGTTCGATCCACCACATCGCGAAATACCCGAGCGAACGAGTACGCGGCGGGATCTTGTAGTCAGGCGCCTTCAACTCGGACGGCCTTCAACCAGTCGCCCGAAGAAGTCTTACGCGCCCCGGTCGGAGCAACGACCTCGCCGGCAACCTCGGCGATCTGCCAACCGAGCGTCTTCATGCCCAGATATGACAGGCCCAGCTCCGCCTCCATGCGTATAGCGACAGCCTTCATCCCATTCACCGCACCAGGCTCAGAAGCTTCCAGAAAAGTGCGGACGTACATTGCCACCGAATGCTGCAAACCGTTGATCTCCCACATCAACGCCTGCGGCTTCGACCAAAGTGACCCCCAGAACTCGAGTTCAACCTTCGTGACCAACTCGAGCGGCCAAGCCGGTGTCTCATCCGCACGACCCTCAGCCGGCAGAGTGACCCAATCGACCTTCCCGGCCAAACCTTTGATCAACGATCGCTTCGAGTTCGGATCAACCGGGCGCCCAGCACCACGACGAATGCCACCAGCCATCAGATTTCTCACTTCCCGGCATCACGCCGACGCACCATCACGGCACGACTAAAGGGTTGGTACAGAAAACAGGTTCAGAACCAGACATTCGAACAAACCAACGAGTCCGCGGCGTCTGGATAACGCAACGCACTTTTTTGAGA